TCCGCGTGATAGGGGGCACGGGTGTTATCTATGATGATTGCAGTTAATCCCTGTAGCCACTTTATAGAATATTTCACAGACTCCGGACCCTTTTCTGCACCACGGCAGTTGGCACCATAAGCTTTGAAATCCATAACCGATTTAGGTTCCGCGGAATCGGCGATAAGTAAGTCTGCATCTGTGTATCCACTTTCAACCAGAACTTTATGTAACGCTTCGTTGCTCTTTTTCCACTCCCGCGCCTCGCCAAAAATATACAGAGTCCTTCGCGCTGAGTCATAGTGCATCTTGCCGTAGCTGGCTGGGTCCGGATAAAAGCCAAAGTCCAAGCCGTGAAGAACTCTATCGAATTCCTTGATTTGTGCATCAGTAATCGTTTCGATTTTCACATTTGAGAAAACCATGCCCCCTTCATTGTTCGCCATTCCCAAGTATTCATTTTCGTACGCGGCAAGATTGGTTTGCTTTAAATGCTCCGCCTCTTCCAACCATGTCTTACCCAACCATTCAGGGGGAACGGTAAGATAAGTGGACACATGCTGATACTGAGTAGCTTTTGGAATCAGCAAATATTTGTTTGCCCAATTGTTCTTAGTAGGAGGTGGGTTGAATGATTTGAAATATAAAGTGTCATCACCACCTCGAATGGACTGCTCTACTTTACGGATTGCCTCCTGGCCATGAAATTGATCTAACTCTTCAAACCATAGTAAGCCGAGATAACCAAACGTGGGTGTAATGGATTTGATTTTGCCAGGGTCATCGGCACCACGGAAATATATTTTCTGACCTGTTGGTAAATACTCAATTTCCATAGGACTCGCAGTTGCTTTGAATTCATCTGACACCCCTAGCTCCCCGATTGCCCATTGCAACTGAGCGTAAACGGAATCTCTTAGTGTGTTGGCAACCTGTCTCATGACAAGTGCATGTACCGCGGGGTTGTTCTTGATTAGATAGATAATTGCTAAACTTATAAAACTTGATTTCGTGCTACCGCGCCCACCGGAGAAAATATACTCAGTATGTTGCTGTTTGACTATATCTCTGTACACATCCATGAAACTGGGTGCGATCACATCGGCGGGAATAGTGAAAGGTTTATCTGCTGCATCCGAATTACCGCGCATTAGGTTTATATCAATCTTCGCAGGCCCGTCCAAATGGGATGCAACAAATTTGAATAGGTCAATATATTCTTTTGATGATAGTTTTACTTTTCTTCCCCTCGTTTTACCCTTGGGAAGAAATAAGAAATACCCAGTGTTGAGCGCGCCTAATATTCTCCAAATCGTACGCGTCTTTTCCTGTATGTCCCATTCGGAATACAGAAGATCCGCAATCGCTCTACCTTTCGGCGGGCGTCCAGTTGGATTGGGAGCAGGCATACCTTTATACCAACTAGGATTCGTCATACTTCCTCTAACCAATCCATAGGTAGGTAGAATGCTTTTGGTTGCGGTTTACTGGGGCCGATGAAAACCCAATCTAAAGGTGACCAAAATGGAGAATAAATTATTCCTTTCGGTGTGTCGCCAAACTTATCATCGGGCTTGTATGCACAGTAGCACCGATGCACGAGACCAGATTCAAGTTGTTCTTTTAGAGACTTACTCCAATCTGTTTTCCTAAATCCAGCCAGACGCCCCATTTGCCGCCACTTCTTTTGCGTTTCTCCGCGCGTAGCAATTAGCATATCTTCAGTAGCATCTACTTGCACCAAGTTACCACCTAGCGCAATTGTCCCCCATCGGATTGATTGCGCGGTACTCCATCCCTCCGCGCCGCCTGTGAAATAAATGGTTCCTTTCGATTTACACAACCAATTCATTTTCTGAGTCCGCCATGCGAGGGTTTTATCTTCGTACTCATCTTCAACCTGCATGTTGATTAGATTGGTAATATCTTTGCGAGGAATATTAAGAAAGTTCGTCACCCCTCCCCAACCGGTTACACGATTGTATAAACCAACTGCTTGAAAGTTGGACGTGCCCACGATGTTTACTGAGAGTCCCGCTTGCTCTATTAAAACAGGATCACCCCACCGACGAACACGGTAGAGTTTAGTTTTCACCTGGGCAATCCTGATGTAAACAGTCATACCCTTGGTCTCAACTCCACGCTCACGGCCTCATAACCCTCACCGCCGATTCCAATATTCAACGTACGCAAAACAGGAGTGGGGTTTGGCTGAGATCCTCCAATATCAATAAGCGCCATAAACTTTGTGCTCACATTCAACGGATCAACAACAGCGGCGTAACGGGTGGTTGGTAGATTTTCTTTTACATAGTTTGTTGCCTTCCGGTACACACCATCGAACGCAATCCAACCGTTGAGCACGGTGCCGATCACCAAATCGCCAATCGCCAAATCCCCCATATCCTGACTGGATATATTCATCTCTGCTCGAATGTTTATGCCTCTCAATAAAATTCCTATCATGCTGCGCTCCTTATACTTATGCTTATGTCTGCTTTAGGTTGATAATGCCCAAACATTCTTTCAAAATTTATTCTTCCATTCACGCGGTTGTAATCCAATTCCTCCGAATACACTCCCGCGGCTCTACCGATAACCGGCGTCCCAGTTTGCACCATGAGCAAATCTTCATGGGCATACGGCAAAGGAACCAACATACTTTCAAAATCTGGTTTCAACGGGTCTGTACCTTTCGGCCCGTACCACGCAAGCCACAATCTATATTGTCTAAAGTATTCCCGTTGCGCGGCATTCATCAGTTTAAAGTTATCCTTCAAATACCAATACCCTGAGTAAATGCCGATCTTGTCAGAAGGCAAACCCGAAATAGTTTTTAACCTTTCCAACCATTGATACCAATAATCCCAGTGATAATATTTTGCAGTTGTCTCATCTTCTAAATCCAGAAATGCCATTCCTTCAAAATCATCTTCGATCTGACTCCAATGTTTTTCCGCTTGTCGTTTTGGTTCAATAAGATTTTCATAATAGCTATAACTCGATCTCGGTAACACGCCCCTGCAGGCCACCCAGTTGTAAACAAAAGCATTATCCGCAAGTGCGCCATGAGACGCCCGGATGACACAACCCGCAAAACCCCATTGTTTCATCTTGTGAAAATCCACAATCGGGAATCTTGGCGGGTGTCCTTGGTGATGGGATATATCTGCAACCTGGATAAATTCAGAGTCATCAAAAATCATCGCGCCCGCCTGCCAGTAACACCAAAGATAATCGAACCTGTATTAGTCAGGAGTTTTTCTTGCAAGTGGTCTACTAGTGCCGCTATCATCTCTTTGCTCATGTGCAGCACGAATGAAGAATAATGTGGCTCAGATGCACTCAGGACATCCTCTGCATTCACGACGTAAAATTCTGCTTCATAAAGCGTCGTCGGTTTGGTTACTCTCGGAATTTTGTTTTTCATTATGGGAGCTTGCCGCCGAAGGATGTATATAAAATGCCAGTAAGTACAATAATCAAAAACCATGTGACAAGATTAGGTAATACCTTATCTCTGAACCATTCAAGCCAAAAAGAACGCTTCTTTATTGCGAATTCAATCTTCTCTGTTGTTGTAAGAGTTTTTTCGTCTGCCGCCCTTCGGCCTATCCCTCGCAATTCCCTTTTCAAATACTTTATGTCATCCTTGAAATCAACATGTTCCTTTTGCCCGCTTGCCTGTTGCGAGCGCAAAAACAGAACCATGTCATAGAGAGTCTTGGTTTGTTCATCAACAGGCATGTTAATAAAAACCTTTTTCGCATCCCTGTTTGCTTCAATGAACTCCATAATTTCTTGTTCTGTCATAACATTCTCCGGCCTGTTGGTAAGCAGTAGCCCTACATACCAACAGGCCTAAAGGAGATGAGGAATATTATCGAAAAGCCTTCACGCCTGCTTTAGCCAACACCCTAAACAAACCAATGGAGGCAAGCACGGCTAAAACTAATTGAACAATCAGTATCGAGATTGCAGGGTAAGCACTTGGCAAGGCATTTTCGATAAACCCAATCACCACTGCCGCGAGTGATAGACTGATTTCCATTTTGTATTTTTCAATAAATGGTGATGTCCACGGAAACTTTGTTCCCACCCATGCAAAGGCCTAACCTAATACAGCAACAACAAGAGTTGTAATTGCAATCCGTTCAGCATCAGGCAATTGCACAAACCCATTTACAGCAGGGGAGCAGGCCGTCAACAGAACAATACTGAGTACGAATATAAAAAGTTTTTTCATGTCAATCTCCTTTTCCCCTCTATGCTACAGACGTTTCACCTTTTTGGGGAATACCCA